TCAGTCAACGCTAAGTTTCTACAAACTTGACCTGTTGGTGGTAAGTAGATTTGAGTGTTGTTAACAGTATCTCTTTCCAAAATCCATGGGTAGTAAGTTGCTGTGTATGATGAATCAATTCCTGTGTTATCCAAATTATCAACCGCTTCTTGTGGGTAGATAATTTCGTATTGTGAACCACCATCTGAAGTGTACATGTTGTAATCAGGAGTTGTAACAATATAAACTGAGTCAGCTCTTTCATTTTCAACCATACCAATCGCAGTCTCACACAAGTTTGAGTTGTTTACATAATCAATACTTGATGTTGCAAATACGTTGATGTTTGTTGATTCAGGGTTATTGAATGATAGAATACCAAGTAAGTATGCGTAGTAGTCAGTGTTTGCAAAATCTTGAGTATTGTTACCAACAACGATTCTCTTGAATGTTCCGTCACCAGATGCCGTTGGGTATCTCTGTGTTGGTGTAGAACCTTGTAAGTATCCTGAACCACCTAACATAAATCTGTCTTGGTTAGTTCTGAATTCTCTGTAAATGTCCCAACCATCAAAACCACCTTGGAAACAGAATGTATATTTTCTTGAGTAAATGAAGTAGTATGGGTTATCCTGTGTAGTAGGTTCGTCAGAGAAGTTAGCCACACCACATACGAATGCTGGTGAACCACTTGTAACTTGAGCGTTACCGATTGTAACAACTGTAGCACCTGAGTCCATGTGGAAACCTTGAGTTTGGTAATTCCATGGAGTAGATTCAGTTGCTTCATTCCAACCAACAACAGGGTTTTGTCTACCTTTGTATTGTAACAAGTCAGAATCAACACCAAATTGTGATGACATACCAAGGTAAGTTCTTCTTACAACATCACCACTTGTAGCAACTAAATTTGTTCCACCGTAAGTACTTCCAAATGGGGGGTCATAAATTGTTTCACCTGGGAAGTAGTATTTGTTTTTGATTACAGGGAATGGTGATGGATTAGAGATACTATCGTAAACTCTTTCTTCATAACCACGGAAACCACAAGGTAGTGCGTCAATCGGAGCCTCATCAGATAATTCAACCATGATGTATGCTGAAACCAAAGGAAACTCTCCGTTAGAAGAACCAATCTTTTTACCAACGAAACTGTTACTTCCTGGGTCCATAGTACAGTTTGTGTACTTTTCGTAAACTACAGGATTCGCATCAGTGTCAAAGAAATCTCTAACCAAAATATCAAATGTCATGTTAGAGAATGATAAGTTAGCCACAGATAGTTTAATTTGTGTGTTTGCAGCATTTCCGTCAGAAATTGCAACAAATCTAAATAAGTTGTAAACTTTATTACCTCTTAATTCAGAAACAAGATAAGGTGTCTTTGGTGTTTGATATCTATCCAACAACCAAGCAATTGATGTTGTTGAAGTCTTATCTCTTGCTTCAGGTAATGCGATTAGTTCGCAATTCAACCCCTTAATAAATCCTTTATTATATGCATAATTTAAAAGACCTGGATATGATTCTTCAACATAAACAGGAACTTCAGTTCTTGATTTTGAGAAGTTTGTAATACCCAATACTTTTGTAATGTAATTTGAATCAATACTACCGAACGATGTTTCAAATTGGAAGGTTTTATTTTCGTAAGTAATACCACTTAACAAGAATGTTGCGTAAGGACTATTTGTTACTCCTGAGTAAGCTCCGGTACAAATCATATCTAAGTCAGTTAAACCTGTAACTTGATATTGTGGACCGTGGTCGTTTGCATCATAAAATGAAATACCTCTTGAACGTAAAGTTGCAACAACTAAGTTATTGTAGTTTGTGTAAGCAGTACCACTATAGTAGTATACTGTTCCTGATAATGTTGCTTCAAAATTACCTGAAGAACCTGTTGTAACATAATCAGTAACTGCATAATCCCAAGAAATACCTGAATAGCTATTATTTGAATAGTTATTAAATGTTGCGTAATACCAAGGGTCGTTTGAAGAATCTGTTAAATCATTAAATGCTAAGTTTAAACTATCAGCACCAAATACGTTAGTTAAACTTGAATACTGAGCACTTAAGTCATTGTATTCAGTTTCAGGTACAGAACCGTAGACATTTAAAGTTGTTCCTGTTAATGCAGTATTACCTGATACAGATAACATGAAACTAAAGATATCTTTGTTGTAAGTACTTGTAGAACCATTACTCAACAGATATTGGATGTTTAGATTGTCAGCAATAACACTTGGTAGTGGTGTTGTGAAATCCAACACGTTACTTACACCAGTATTACCTGTTACAACTGCGGTAAAATCAAGTGCCGCTACGTCAGAATCTACACCAATTGTAGTTCCATCCACGTTTGCAGTGACTCTGATTGACCATGAAGGACCTGCGTCGTATCCTGACAATCCAAGTACTCTTGTTACGAATAATTGGTTTGACTGTTGTAGATATGCCTTTGCGATGTACGCGGCTTCATATTTAGGGATTTGCGTTCCAATGAATTTTTCAGGAACGGTACCTCCAAAGAATGTTTGGAATTCGTCAAAGTTAGTGATAAAGATAGGTTCAAATGCAGGACCTTGTAATGTTTCACCAACTAAACCCAAAGTAGTTACACCTACGCTTTGAGCTACGAATGACAAATCGGTTTCTGAAGTATAAACACCTGGAGATACGAATACTTTCTGATTAGCTTGTGCTGTTGCCATTGATTAATTTTTTCTTGTTCGGTTTTATTTTATACATAAATATTCAATTCAAATACAAAAAACTTGACTTTTAAATATGTATTGATAAACTGGCAGAATTTTTTCTACCATTTTTCTGCCTTTATGAAAAACAGTCACGGTAATATTAAGAACCTAAAAATATCAAATGAATCACATACATTGTTAAAAAAGTATTGTGAGGAGAATGGATTAAAGATTCATAAGTTTGTTGAAAAACTTATTTACGACAATTGTAAAATAAAAAAAGATATTTACGGAGAAGATTAAACTAACTTAGCACTGTATAATAAAAGTGCTTCTTCACCTACGGTTTCTTTAGTAATATTAACTTGAAGAATGTCATTAGTATTGAGTTCAATATAATTCAAGTCACTACCATAATAGTCACCATTAATTGTGACATCCCAACTATCAACATTATTTGATGATACCAAAGTTAAATTGATTCTATAATCAACTTGGTCATCAACCAAACTTGTATTACCTGAAGTATAAAATAATCTATATTCAAATTCATCAGGATTTGGTGGAATTGTTTCGGCTCTCCTACCTTTTTTAACTGTAACATCAGTTTCAAATAATTGAACCACACGAGACACTGCAGGTTTAACTTGGAATTCTTCTTCGTCAATCAAGTAACCAAGCATTGTAAAATCATAACTCTGAATATAATATTGTCTTTTATCAATTTCTGTTACAGATTCGTCAGTGATATTATTCATTATAATTGGAACATATTGTCCCTTGATAAATGTGTAAGCTTGACGAGATGAAAAAGTTTGAAGAACATTTTTGTTAAATGTGTTCAACTCTCTCATTCTATTACACAAGATTTTTACTTGATAATTTATATCAACAGGTACAGGTTGAGGAATTGTGTAAACATCAAAACCTTTTTGATTTCCATTCCAAGTTGGTACTGTGGCGTAGTAAAATTGTTTTCTTACCGGTATTGTATATTGAGTAGAAGGGTTAGTTCCGTATTTTACTTCAGGTTGTCTTACAACAGTAATGAATGGTAATTGAACGTTAAAATCTTGGTCTTTAAAATTCCAAGTTTCAGTAAATTGGGACCATCTTTGATTTGTTATTATTTTATCAATAACATTAATATCTTTTCCTGATACGGTAGTTTTCAATTCACCTTTAACGAATTCTAACATACCTAAATCTAAATCGGCATGTAAAACACTTTGGGGTAAATAAGTCCCATCTTTGTTAATAAATTCCAATAATTGTTCTCTCCTTGCCGAAAGTGTTTTCGGAGGAACTAAATCAATGTTTGGTTTTACTTGTTTAGGAAATGCCATTACGTTCCAAAGAATTCATTTTGACTTACAGGTGTTGCAACAATTGTCCTGTAAAATGGTTTATAACCTCCATAAGTATGACGATTGTCAGAAACAACCCTACCATCATCGGCAACTGAATAGTATCTAACCTTACTTTCGGTTTCATAATATCCCAAATAATCCCCCATTTGAATTTCCACTTGTAGTTCATCCAAGTAAGATTGATAAACAGAAAATCTCATATTACCAGGTTCATTTTGTTCAATTCTACTTGTACCCAATTTTTGAGCAACAGGTTGAATAATTTGAACTAATCCTTTAATTTCAACCGGTGCTAAGAATTGAATACCACCTTCAGGTACTTCACCATACACATCATCCTGTAGAGTTTTATATCTATCAATTCTATAAAGAATAACAGTAAAGTTCATGTCACCCTCAAGCCACTCTGAACCCATAGAAATATCTAAAGCATAATCTTCACCACCGAAGAATTTACCTAATCTTGTAATCGGAACTAATTTATCTGACATATTTTAATTACCCTAAATATTAGTATCGTGAGGTGATTTATTCCTCATATTGATAAATACCTAATTAATGATTATATTTAAAAACAAAATCACTACATCTGCACTGAACAGATTTATATGGGAATTGATTTAACAATAGAATCCAAAGCAATTACGGCTCTTGAGAAATATGAGGGAGCAAATAATTACATCCTAAATCTAAAACAAAAGTTAGAGATTAACCCTAAGTTTTACCCCACAAGGTCTCAGGCGGAATATGTTTTAACCAACAAAGACAAGACCCCCAAGGTTGCAAAAAAGTGGGTTGTGTTGGATTCATACTTTGCAAACAAATTGGCTAACGATAAATTTTTAATTAAAATCCCTGAAAGATTATGGATTGAAAAGTTGTTGGCAGAAAAAGATAAGGCATATCATGTGTGGGGTCGTTTTTTTGAGGACGAACAATTAACTGATTTTTGGGTTCCAAAAGTTTCAATTATTAAAGACAACAAAGTTGAAATCAAAGAAGTTGATTATTCAAAATATAGTCACCGTCCACCATTGGAACATCAGAAGATTGCCATTGAATCTCTTCTGAAAAACAAAAAATTTATTTTGGCTGATGATATGGGTTTGGGTAAAACCACATCAACAATTATTGCCGCGCTTGAAACGGGGGCGAAGAAAATTTTAATTATATGTCCCGCAACACTTAAGATTAACTGGGAAAGAGAATTTTGGTTGTATTCAAAAAAGAAAACCTATGTTTGTGACGGTAAGAATTTTTCTACCGAAGCCGATATTGTTATCATGAATTATGATATCATCAAAAACTTTCACGATACAAAAAGTGATGAAGGGTCATTGATTCTCAATTCAAAATTTGATTTGGTTATTATTGATGAAGCTCACTACATACAAAATGTTCAAGCTCAAAGAACCAAACTTATAAATGATTTGGTTAAAACAATTGATAGACTTTGGTTGTTAACAGGTACCCCAATGACATCAAGACCAATTAATTATTTTAATCTTTTATCTTTAGTTGACTCACCTGTGGCAAAGAATTGGATGGCATATGTTGTTCGTTATTGTTCAGGTTATCAATTTAAAGTTGGACAAAGAAAAGTTTGGAATGTCATGGGGGCATCCAATCTTGAAGAACTTAGAGATAGAACATCACCAACGGTCTTAAGAAGACTAAAGGAAGATGTTTTGGATTTACCCGATAAAATTATTACACCTGTATACCTTAGACTTCGTTCAAAAAAATACGAAGAAGTTATGGGTGATTACTACAATTGGTACGAACGAAACCCTGAGGAAAGTAAAAACCTCTCAATTCAGTTCACTAAATTAACAGAAGTTCGTCAAGTTATTGCCGAGGAAAAAACTCAACACACCATTGAACTCGCAGAGAACTTTATTGAACAAGGAAAGAAAGTTATTATTTTCTGTAATTTTACAAAATCTTTAGAAACTATAGTAGAACACTTTGGAAAATCCGCGGTTAGATTGGATGGGCAGATGTCCAAAATACAAAGACAAGATGCCGTTGACAGATTCCAAGAAGATGAAAAAGTTAATGTGTTTGTTGGAAACATTAAAGCTGCGGGTGTTGGTATTACTCTAACTGCCGGTGAAGCCGTTATCATGAATGACCTATCATTCCTTCCATCAGACCACTCACAGGCAGAAGATAGAGCATACCGATACGGTCAAAAAAACAATGTTCTTGTCTATTATCCAATTTTTGATAACACAATTGAAGGAATTATTTATGATATCCTCAATGCAAAAAAACGGATTATTAGTACTGTCATGGGGGATATTCAACAAGATGACACAAATATTGTTGAAGAAATTCTAAAGAGTATCAGTCAAAGAAGGTAAAAGTGTATCTTTCCATTATTTATAAGGAAATACCTTACAATGCAACAACTACAAGAATCGGTAGAAATATTAGAAAAGAAAATTCTACAAGAACAGAAAAAAGAAGAGGTTAAGGTTCTTATTAACGAAATGAAAAAAATAGGAATTGAAAAACTTCCGTACGCCTACTCATCCATTAAAAGATTTATTGACCCTGAAACAATGGATGTTCACTACAACAAACATTACAAAGGTTATGTTGATAAGTTAAATGGTTTACTAAAAAATAAAAAGGGTAACCAAGACCTTGAAAAAATAATTAGAAATATTTCACGATATCCAAAGGGTGTTCGTGATAACGCTGGTGGAGCTTTTAACCACGCACTTTTTTGGAATATGCTTTCACCAAAACCAATGAAAGTCACCAAAGAACTTGAAGAAAAAATTAAAAAAGATTTTGGTACTTTTATTAAATTCAAACAAGAATTTGAAAAAGTTGCCAAGGAAAGATTTGGTTCGGGATGGGTTTGGTTAGTTCTAACAAATAAGGGAACTTTAAAGGTTATGTCAACACCAAACCAAGATAATCCGCTTATGAATATTATTGAAGGCGGCGGATATCCACTTTTAGGCTTAGATTTGTGGGAACACGCATATTATTTGAAATACAAAAACAAAAGAGACGAATACATCAAAAACTTTTGGACGGTAGTCAATTGGGATTTTGTTGGTAATCTTTTTACTATGAAAACTGAAACATCATTATTAGAGTCTGCACAAATGGGTGAATTATTAAAAGAAACAAAATCTGAAGGTTGTTCAAGAGAAGACGTTGAGATTTACCGAGTGTTATTCAACGTGAATAAAACTGCCAGAAACATATACAAAAACACAATTAACAGTATTCTACAAAAAGTTTTTGCTGAAAAATATCACACAAAAAATGAAAATGGTGAAATACCCGGTGTCTATAATTTAGAAAAACCAGGTCGTTCAGTTATCAATTACATGAACACAAATTATTCTGTTTTTTGTATTATGGTGAAAGATTTGAATAAAGTCATTGAAGGTCAGTTAGGTGAAGAACCGTTAAGTTTTGACGATAAAACACCATCTGAACAAATCAAAGAGATGAAAAGAATGTGTAACTTTATTGAAAGATTTCAATCAAGAATCTTTTTAAAGACATCGCACACTTTCAAAAACATCATGGCAACATTAAAAGAAAAAGATAGTATTGGTAGTAAGAGAGAACAAATTGCAAAAACTGTTATTGAAACTAAATTACCCGATACTAAAGTTAATGTTATTGCAGGTGCGGGAAAAGAAAAAGATGCCTACAAGAAAATTGACCTTGAAATCTTCCAAGGGGGTAAGAAGATTACCGCTCAAGTTAAAGGGTTTGATGAATTAATTCCTGAAGATGAAAAGTTGGTTGTAACTAAGACAGGTGAAATTGATATTTATAAAGTAAATTGGATGGTGTTTGTAAAAGGAAAAACAATTTTGATTTTCAAAAACAACCCTGAAATTGTACTTGGTCAGTATGTCTTTGATAAGAATGACTTACTACACCACTTAAAATAAAAACTAACTATTTATAGGTATGCCTGTAATACCAGAACCAGAAAGAAGTAAGATATACACAAGGATTAAACACCAACTTGGTGCTCCGTTAAGAAGTGTAGAACTTGAGGATGAAATGTTAGATTCCTTAATGGAACTATCTGTTCAAGATTATGAACAATATACCCTTGATTGGTTAATTGAATCTAACTGGGTTAACTTGGTTAACTTAAACATGAGTGAGAAATCAGTTGCTCAAGCATTGATTACTCGTACCATGAATTTGGAAGACCAATTTTCGTATTCATATTCAAAAATTGTTGGATTACAAACCAAGGGTCCTTGGGTTTTAAAGAAGGATTATTTTATTCTAAGTGCCAACACTCAGACTTATGAAATTCCTGCGGGTAGAGAAGTTAACGAACTTTTATGGTTCTCAAATACTGCATACCAAAACATGGCTTTGTGGGGTACTGCAGACTATGGTTTTGGTGGTATGGGTCTTGGTGCAAACCAAGCGGGTTATGCTCAGTTTGGTAATGCCGGTTCATATTTTATGATGAGTGGTTTTGATTATCTACTAAGAGCACAAGAAGCAAACATTTTGAATAGAATCTTGGGTGGTTCATTAACTTATCGTATCACAGGTTTACCTGATGGTAAGAGATTAATCCACTTATACAATACACCAGGAGGAAGATTCAATTGGAATAGCTATTCACAATATGTTGGTAAAGCTGTGTGGTATTGGTATTACGATACTACACCTGATAGTAGAGCAGATTGTTTAAGAGACAATCCTGATGTTATCAAATTACCTTCAGATGTCCCCATTCAAGACTTGACATGGGAAGACTTAAACGCACCCGCTCAACAGTGGGTTAGACGTTGGTTCACCGCCTACGCCAAAGAAACCTTGGCTCGTGTTAGAGGAAAATATAGTGGAAACTTAAAAACTCCTGACACAGAAATTGTTATGGATTACCAATCCCTATTAACAGAAGCCAAAGATGAAAAGGCAAAATTAGAGGAAGAATTGAAATTAAGATTAGAAAGATTGCGTCCTGAAAACCAAATGAAGAAGGAAGCAGAAATCGCAGAAAATCTTAACAAACAAATGAAATTCCGTGCGGCACCAAGACAAATATATGTAATATAATTTATGTCCATTATAAAAAGCACACCAGCACAAAGAGTAATTAACGGAAAATTAATAACAACTTCAGAAGTATCTGTTGTTTCAGAAACATTTTACGACACAAACGGTGAAGCTTGTATTGTCATTCGTGGTGTAGACCAATGTAAAGTTAAGTTAAATGCTATTACAACCGACCATACGGTTATTAAAGCAATGACTAATGTAACAATTGTTCCTGACAGAGGATGGATTGATGAGGAGTATGATGAAATCGTAATTGGTAAAGGTGCCTGTGTTGAATTTAGATTCTGTGCAGGAACTTGGTATGTAATTTCATCCGACGGACTTAAGCAGTCGTAATATCAATATTACCAATATCATTTATTCTTACATTTTTTAAATTGGTTGTACCATGAGATAAACTCTTAATGGTTCCATTCATTACCAAATATTGAAAAACATAATACAAATAATCAGGTAGTAACAAATCTCTACGAGTTACAGTCACACCAATATGTTCGGGTGAGAATGTTTTTGTTGGTGAACCAACGGTAGATTCATCACCCTTACGAATTATCCAAAAATCTGCGTCAGGATTGTTAACGCTAAAATCAACCAGTTGTTTCAGTTTCATATTGGTAAATATACTGCTCCCACCCCTGTTCTGCCAAATCATACATATAATTTGGTGAAAGACCTCGTTTTTCCCAATATTTTACCTCACCTTCAGACATTGCCATTACCTCATCCAAATCATCTTGGTCACCAGGCCCCATAGGAAGACCGTTAATCAACTCACACTGAATCTTAGTGAAGATACCTCTATCCTCAGGTTTATCTACGATTAGACCTTCTCTAACATCTTGTTTAAAACAAACCAACAAAGGTTCAATACGTTTGTTAAAAGTTGTTATAGCACGAGGAACATTGTATTCACCCGTCAAATCAGGATTGTTCTCCAAATCAGTTGGGTCCAAAATGTAACAATTCAATCTAATCATGGACTCCATTGAATCGGGGGGATTCTGTCCATAATTTTTCATGTAATATTCTATATCATCTTTTCTCCACCCACTCTTTAATTTATTGACCTTCTGAACATCACCATGAGATGCTTTGTCACCGTTATTTACATACATAATAACGTCACCCAAATTAACATTCATCTTGTGAGTGATTGCCAATTCCATGTGAGCTTGTCGTGACATTAATGAACCTGCCTTAGTCTTTTGTGTACAACGATATTTGTAATCAGACAAGGTTTGTTTAACCTTAGCTCTTTGAGCGATTTGTGCAAGTGGAATTTGTTTATCATAAATCTTTTGGACGTACTCGTAATAGTATTCAACAAATTCAGAACCCTTACCTTCCAACAACATTTTAACTCCCTTATCCAAGAATTTTTCAATATAACCGGGAAGTTTCTTTGACTTAATAGAGTTACCTGTAAGTTTAATCTTACCCTTGTAATCCATAACCGCGTAGTTCTTACGAGCCAAGTTAATACATGAAGGCCAAACACCATCAGTATCCAAAGCCATTTCACCCCTCATGAAAATATCATTGTATTCCGCAACATCAGCTTCAGCGCCTGAATAAACCTTACCTTCTTTAACTTTCCAATTCAAACCACGACCAACATATTTTCTATCGTGAGCCCCCTCAGGAAGTGAGAAGTTCACACCGTCAGTATCCATTACAAGTGGAGTGTAACCACGAGACATAAAGAACTTAATCATCTGACGTAAGTATTGACGACCAGTACAGGTAATTTGTTCACCCATATACATGTCACCCCATGCATAAACTTGAGGTGCCGAAAGTGCACCGAACATGGAGTTAATAAAGATTTTAATCGGAAGTTGTTTGTTGTTGTAAGTTGCCGCCTTTTTAGGGTCCGTTTCATAACACTCTTCCGCAAGTTGTTTATACAAGATACGTGTGTCACGGAAATACTTTAACATCCCTTTCATTGCACCTGTTACGTCACATTGGGGGAACACATCGTGTACCAATTGAATTGAAGGATATAGTGACGAGAAGTCAAGTTTGAGTACATCTTTTGAATACCCAACCTTAAGAAGTCGTGATAGACCACCAACAAAGTCTGTTTTACTTTGTTTAGCAGGAATCGCTAAATTATTCTTATAAGACCAAGCCAACATCAACATTTTCCACAATGTTGCGGTACCCATAGTAGATACTCTTTCATAAGTGGTTGGAATCATTGATGCGAGTAAGAACGAACCTTGGTTGAATTCTTTATCAACTTTAAGGGTTTCTTCCAAGTCATCTTGAAGATATCGTTCAACAATTTCAGAACCTGTGGTTAGAAGATATGTATCAGGGAATTTTACGTCTAAATCAAGATAGTCACCTTTTTTACGGTACTCACCATTTTTTATATTCAACCAATACTCTTGGTTTTCGGTATACATTTTACCAATATTATCGTGATTGATGTATACACGGTCTTCTTCTTTAGCATTAATGAATTCCGCAATATATTTCAAACCAGCAGCTTTAATTGATGAGTTAATTGCCTGTGCTCTACGAACTGCGTGAATAATATCAATTACGTTGTAACCCCAAATAGAGGTCTGCATGTAATCCTCAACTTCGTTTGCGAGTTTAAGAATGTTCTTCTTTTGAGATATTGAGTGGTCAGGGTGTAATGACCTTACTACCTTTCTAATATCAATACCCAAGATTTTACATCTTTCAAAAATCCAATACCAGTCAAAGTTTGCCGAGTTATAACCACCGATGATTGATGGTTTAATATCATTAATGATTTTGAAAAATTCTAAAATACCTTTCTTTTCATCTTCCTCATTAATACACTCAATAATCTTGTTGAATCCTTTGTTTGTACGAATACCTATCATGAATATACGACCGTCCTTTGGTTCAAGTGAGGTCGTCTCCAAGTCATATACAAGTCGGGTTACTTCATCATAATCCTCGTATCCCTTGAATAATCTTTTTTCTTTTGAAATAAAATATTGTTCTACGGGTGGTAACATTAAGATTTTATCTCGGTATTTTTCACCCCAAGGGTCTGCGCCACCATCACGGAAAAACTGAATAAGACTACGATAACCTTTTAATGACTTAACCATATAGGTAAGACCATTTTCCATACGTTCATCACCATGGGTTTCTAATTTTTCAATCACAATACCATGTTTAGACATTGCCTCTTTTTGAGTTGCCTTTGAATTACCGTAGAAATTAAGACCTCTTAAGTCACCAACCCAACAGAATGGTATAAAGGTGTCTTTTCTGATTTCTTTTCCTTTACCAGGAATTTCTTTAATTTTAAAAACTGAGTCTGATGCGTAGTCAAATTCACACGCAACAATAAACTCTTCGGGGTCATTACCCTCCAAAAATGCTTTGATTTCGTTTGGTTCAATCATATTATACAAATTACCGAGTGACACATTTTCTTCCACACCATGTGGAGTTTGTCTTCTCATTCATCTGTAAATATACAAAGAAATGTTGGGTTGTCAAAACTAACAACAAGCTGTTTCTGAAATGAAACTGTCTTCTACGTTAATATACAACTCTTCTCTAATTGGAACAATTAAATTTCCTTGGTCATTTCTAATTAAGAACTGACCTTGGTATCTTCCGGGGGTATTTGTATCCCTTGAGGTGAACCTATAATAAATATAATATTCTGTTGTTGCACCGTCAGCCAAAATTAAACTAACTATTTGACATGGTGCAGAAACTACTTTAGGAATACCGTTTGCAACATTTATCATAGTAAAGTAGATAGTCGCAGTTTCTAAGTCATCCATTAACTCCAAATAACCACTACGACCATCTTTTACTACCTGCATCTTTAAAAGCGGTAAAGTGGCATTTTTTCTAATATAGAATTCCATACAAAGATAAATACTTTGTTAGGACTCTTTTCTCAAATTACCATCATAGAATTCAAATCTATCATGTTCTGTTGGTGTCATCAACAACATTGCAGGTTTGACATTACCCTTAATTGTTTCTTGAAATATGTAACTCATCCAAGTTTGTTCAAATGGACGTGCCCATTTTTCGGTTAAGAACATTTTTCTATTACCGTGTTTGGTAACTACTTGAGGCCAATTACAATAATAGATTTCACCATCAACAAATGAAACTCCCTGATGTGTTCTAATATTATTGAATTGTGTTCTTGGAGCATTTGGGTCAATACCTTGTACAGGTAAATTAGGTTTTTTAGGCCAATGGGTTTCTCTAAAAGATTGTGGTACATTATACCAAGACCATTGGACACCATTATCACCATAAAACTCACTATAATTCATTTTCAAGAAATCATATTGAAATTTCTTTGTGATAGTTAACACTTTGTTGTATAAATCATTTGTGTATCGGTTAAAACCGTTTCTACAAACTTCACCTTTTTTAGGGAAGAAAAACATATCATCTTCAAAGAAAAAATAAAAGTCAAAATTATTTTCCTCAGCATGTTCAGCAATCCATTGTCTACCACCACAAATACCCAAATTATCTTTCTTGATATGTTCAAAACCAAACTCCTTACAGATTTCCATATATCTTTCGGTAGTTGATAAATCACTTGAATTATCTAATAGATATTTTTTTGGTTTATTAATAAAATTACCATCATATTGAATCATAGATTCAATTAAAGTTTCAAATTGTTTTGGACTATTAAATGTGATAACATACAAAGCCGAATTAGAAATATCCAAATCATCACTTGGAGACAATAAGTTTTCTTTATTCTTTTTAACTAATTTATCGTCTTTTAAATCTTCAAAAAACTTACCAAATAATCCATTAGATTCTATTTCAAAATAATCCACCATGTCTGCATGTTTGTAGACCATAATTGAAAAAATACTTTCTTCAGTACCCATCAGATTTTGTGAAAGAGTTGATTGAAGAAGATTATAGTAAATTGAATTTATATCACCGATAGTATTTTTTGGACCACCAAAGAATCCGCCACGACCAACTAACTCAACTTTATCACCAGCAATTTTATTAATTTCGTTAAATTTAAAACCATGAATTTCATTGTTTGCCTCATAAGGAAAACAAACAAAAGAAAATTTGTTAATATATTTTGGAAGTTTATCCAAAACTTTATCGTGTGTAAAATATCCTTGGTGTACAGTATTTGTTAATCCGGCATCAATCCAAAACAAATAGTCTGAGTCAAAAGAATCTAAAACTTTAGCATCATGAAGTAAAAATACCTTTGACATTACAAGTGGATTATACATTTCAAGTTTTGCTTGAGTTGATTCTGTTAACCATCCAGCCTGATTATACCATTCTTCATTAGTTCTTATTTCTTGAATTTTATTAAAAAATTCATTTTTAAACCAATCTGTAGAACGACTAACAAACAAAGTATTTTCGGGTGAACGTCTTTCAAAAACAAAATCTCTTAACGATTCTTCTCCAAAAATAATCATGTTATTATCTACCTTTAAAAGTTGGTCAAACTTTTCTAAGTAATGGTCAAAAGACCTAGACCATCCTTCACCTAATTGGTCTCTTTTAATATCCCAAAGTCCTGTAACGAGTGTTAGTTTAGACATAAAATTCTTTAACTTTTTCTTTTAATTTTATTTTAAATGATTCATCAATGATTGTATCAATCATTTCAATTTCTTCAATACTTAATTCTTTTGGTTTTCCATTTAAATAATACTCACCTCTTTCGTGACTATAATCTTTAGATAATGGAATTGTGCCCGGTTCTGAATTTAACCAATTATTTGGAGAATCCCAATTAAATTTCTTACCTATAATATCAAGAATTTTATCTCTTTTTTCTTTAATCAATAAATCCTCATATGATATTACAAACAAATTATTTTGTTTTGGAAAGTTTAAAATCCAGTTTTCATGAAACTGTCGGTATATGTTTAACAATCTTTCAAAACTAATTTTACCATCATAATAAGATAAATCACTATCAGTTTTGATGTATCTATTTTCATCAACATAGTGTGGTAGATATTTTGATGCCAACATAATATTGTGACCATCATCTTGTCTCCTTTTAATAATTGATTCAACCCAAGTATACGGATTTTTATAAACCACAAAAGTTGGATAATCACCAATAGTTGAATCAACCACAACAGAATGTTTCCATAATGGAGTGTAATTCCCATCACTATTTACCTGAATAATTTTCTTGAAGTTTACATTTAAAAGAGATGTTAAGTAATTCGTACCACTTCTATGCAAACCAAAAACGTAAACTTCTTTCAAACTCATAATTTATTAATATACAGTTTTTGTCTTCCATCAAATAGAAGAATATATCCTAAAGATAGTAAATGAGGTGATAGATAAGCGTCCTTACCAGTATCTTCAATATCAAAGTCGGTATCATCAATTAAGATTAAGTGAGTGTCAGCAAGTTTTGGTTTTGCAACTTCAAAACATTCTAAGTGTTTTTCTCTATACAAATGAGTACCTGTGTCCCATCCATCCAAAAATAATACATCAATAGTTCCTTGGAATTCTTGTAGGAATTCAATACCGTCTTTTGGAATATTCAAATGAAGGTTGTCAGGAAAAGGTCTTCTAATGTTTTCAAAAGACCAAAGAGCCTGTGTTTTACAATTTGGGTCAATATCAACTGAGTGAGTATCAAAACCTTCTAATGCCCACACGATACCTCCGTGACCATCGGCACAACATGGTGGTGACAAAAATGGGTCCATTTCACTTTCATAATAAGCCAAACATTGATTTGCAAATGCCAATCTTGTTGCACCAATTTCAACAACTGTTCTCATACCAAGTAAACGAGCCACTTGAGCTGCGGTCTTTAAATATGGACCTGGTTTACTACGTCTAATATCATGGTCTTCACCCGTTAATGACAACGTAGTCCAATACTTTTTAGGTATTTTATTAAATTCTTCTGTAATTTTTAAAACTTCTTCTTTCATTGTTTTGGTTTAATAAATGAGTCACCAAATAACTCATCAAAGTTTATTGTTTCATATCCACAAGTTTCGGTAAAATCAATCAATATTTGTCTAGCCTCTTCCTCAGGAATAGAATCTTTGTAATTGTGTTCAAACAATATAAATGGTTTTTTACTTAGACGAGAAATAATTGGTTGAATAGACCGAAGTATTTGATAATCTTGTGTTTCAGTATCAATTTTGATAAAATCAATAGATTCTAAATCATCAACATATTGGTCAAAAAAATCATACCCACTCACCATTTGAACTTCATATCCTTCATTTTTATGAATCTTAGACACACCCATATTAATATGGTCAGGTGTTGAATGTTCAATTGAGTGTGTTTGAAAAAATGTTTTACCCGACCTATCCGAAATTGCGAAGTCGTGTAATACACAGTTAGGTGTTGTACCAAATTTTTCAGTTAAATAGTCAAATAACTGAGG